CCGGGAACCACTGCAGGTCTGTTGTTTCCCACAGGATCATTGCCGCTGTCAGGCAATTTGTCGCAATTCCTAACATAAGGTCTTCCATGTAATTCTCCTTTCTTACCCGAACATCTGCTTTCGGATATCCTCGATTCCGGTTATGGGTTTTTCCGGTCTTACCCTTTTCAGGGGCGGCTGTTTCGGAGTCTCCTTTTTCCGGTAAAACTGCGACCGTGGGATTCTTGCCCGCCCCGTGCTCATGTCCGCCTGTATATCGCCGGACTGAACCTTTAAATAAATGGTCTGGACACTGCAGCGCATCAGCTGCGCTGCTTCCTTCGGCGTAAGAAACTGTTCTTCTCCTGCACCCTGCAGGCTCTCAAGTTGCTTTTGCAGCAACTCGATCTGCATTTCCAGCGCTTGCACGCGCTCTTCGAGGTACATAGTTCATTTCCTCCATCCCCAGGTCGCCCGCTTGTCCGAATATGCTTTGCCTTCATCCTTAATTCGGACTATCAGCGTCCTCTCGCTCGCTCCAAGTTTTGTTACTTCGCAGTTCTTTTTCTCTTCGTTCAGACTCTTCATCATGACTTCTGCAAGGGTTTCTGTCCGAAGAATCATGTCTCCCGCTTCGATCTCAAGCTCTACCAGCGTGCCGCTGGCTACCTTTAGCAGTTCTTTCAGAATCATTTTCTGCCCCCGTTTCCTCTACAGCTTCCCGCATCTCTGCGATCGCCTCGCCGTAACCGCAGATTTTGCCTTTTTCAAAGTCGCTCATCTTATTAAAAGATATCTGTCACGGTTACAACCGTATCCAGCAGCTCCTCTGGATCCAGTTCCTCGTAGGTAAATCCTACGATCACCGGCGTGCCGTCCTCGTCGTCTCCGACCCAGACGCACCCTTGCCCATCTTCCTCGATGATATCCTCAACATCTCCGCTTCCGTCCCAGAGCTGTCCGAGGTAATATTCTTCGCCGATCTCGATTTCTCGTTCTCTTCCCCTTAAATAGCTTAATGTTTCCATTTTGGTTTCCTCCGTTGGTTTGTATACTGCAATTTCATCGGTATCTTTAAAAGTTACTCTTTAGCAAAAAAAATAGATATAGGATCATTGATATGAAGTTTTTCAATCATGATCTGAATCTCATCACTTCCAAAAACACCAATCTTCATTTTTTCATAGAACGTTTTCGGCGTAACTCCAATCATTCCAGCCACATCTGACTGAGAATAACCATTCTTGGCAATCACTCCCCTTAACTCATCTGTCCGAATCAACTTTATCACCTCCGTATCTTTTTAAGTTACTTTCAGTATAGCACCTTTTTGTAACTTGTCAAGATATTTTTTATTGCACTACTAACATTTTTGTGCTACTATTGAGTTACTAAAGATATGAAAGGAGTTTCTTATGACTGTAGGCGAACGAATCAAAGAATTGAGAACTCAATTAGGCTTAAGTCAAGTTGAATTTGCTGAAAAAATAAATGTTTCTAAGCAAACTCTATATAAATACGAAAATAACATAATAACTAACATCCCATCAGATAAGATCGAGGCGGCTGCAAAAGTCGGGCATGTTTCCCCTTCTTATTTAATGGGATGGGATGAAAACGATGGATTAACAGAAAAAGACAACAAGGACATCGCCAAAGACGTTGACAACATCATGGCAAAGCTCACCGCTGGTGAAGATGGCCCTGCCAGCTACAACGGCGAAGCCATTGACCCCGAAGCTGCTGATCTGTTCCGTGACGAACTTCAGATTGCCCTGCGCCGCCTGAAAATAATCAACAAGGAGAAATACACTCCTAAGAAATATAAAAAGTAGGTGATTTGATTGCAGGACATCAAAAAGATTGCAAACTACTATAAACGAAAATATAACACATCAGACCCTTTTGAAATTGCCGACCGTTTGAATATTTTATATCAGTTCGGTGATCTGAAATATGAGGGCTGTTATATGTTTTTAAAGAATCACAGATACATTTTTTTGAACCAGAACCTATCGTACCACGATAAACAACTGGTAATGGCTCACGAGCTCGGGCACGCAATCCTGCACAGAAAGGAAAACTGTTATTTTATTCGAAATAAAACACTGCTGCTCAACTCAAAAAATGAGATCGAAGCCAATAAGTTTGCAATGGAATTATTGATATCAGATGAAGTTTTGCTGGAATACCAGGATTGCACCATAAATCAGGTTGCTCGATCACTCGGTTATCAACAGAATCTGATTGAGCTGAGAATGAAATAAGCCATGTTGCTATTATAGCGTACAAATAAAACCAAAGAGGAGGGAATCATCATGGCACTTATTACATGTCCCGAATGTGGGAAAGAAATTTCTGACAAGGCAACAACCTGTCCCAATTGTGGAATGCCACTTGTCGCAGAAACATCAGAAGAAGCACCCACTACTGTTAGCAAAGAAAATATACCTGTTACACCACCAAGCGGTAATTCAAAAGAGAACAAGCCCCATAATAAAAATACTAAATTAAGTATAGCATCTCTCATATTTACTGTATTGGGAGCCCTTTCTTTCACAGAACCGTTAGTATGGATAGGGATCATTTTAGGATGTATTGACTTTTTCATCCACAGAAAAAACAGAAAATTCTTAATATTAGTAATTTCATTCGCTTTTGGTGTTATTGGCATTATACTGTGTTCAGTTAATTCCTTTATCAAGTCAGAAACTACGTCTCCTTCTAATGTGGTGATCAGTGAACAATCACAAGATATTACGTCAGAAACCGTTTCTGAGATCGAATCACAGATTGCATCAGGCGCTGGAACCGAAACCGAGTCTGAGACTGAAACTGAAACTGAAACTCAAGCTCAAACCGTAGATGAAACCGTTTCAGCTATACCAGCAGAATCAAAGGATGAATTTATTGCTTCTTGTCAAAAAATTCCATACAAGGATTTACTGCGTAATCCCGATGATTACATTGGTCAAAGAATCGTGATTACGGCTAAAGTACAGCAGGTTGTTCAGGGCGGTTGGCTGGATAATAATGAATATTACAGAGTTCAAACAGACAATGACGGTTATGATTGGTATATGGATGACGAATACTTCATGTATGATTATCGCGTAGATGATAATACCAAAATACTTCAAGATGATATTTTGAAAATCTATGCCGAATTTTCTGGTGTCGAAACAATAACTCGCGCATTGACCGGCACAAAAGATGAAGTTCCGTCCATCAAAGCATATTATATTGATCTCATTGGAGAATAAAATTCCTGTAAATAGCAATCACACTCGTCTACTGGAACTTACCAGACGGGCAGCGCGCGGAGCTGATCGATGGACAGCTCTACAACATGGCTACGCCAAGCCGATCTTACGCTTTGCATCAAGATTTATTGAACAGCTAAAGCAAAAAGAAAAGCCCCAGTGCTACCAACACCGAGGCGTTCCCAGAAAACTATGCAGACCAGATGGTCGGTATAATCTTCTCCGACATGAAAATTATACCACAAACCTCCTGCACCTGCATAGGTGTTATTTTTATACTCTTTTTTACAAACAGGAGGGAAAAAGATGTCTGTACAAACAAAAATTACGACCAGAAAAAGCGGAAAGGAAACAAAAAGATACTACGCCACTGTTTATGACTCTGTTGCTAAAAAATCCTTATGCGGTCCCCTCCGTGAAAAGCGCTCAGAAGCACTGACTGATGAATCAAAAATTCGGCGCGAAATGGAAACGCAAAGAAAGGACGGGGCATCCAGCAAAGTGCAAAGCAAAACACTGACCATTGCAGAGCTTTACGCAGCATGGCAGCCACACGCACAAAAGGCCCTTGCCGCCCCCACTTATAAGGTTTATGTTGGGTATTACAATAAATATATTGGTCCCGTTTTCGGGGATCGCAAAATAGCAAGCCTGACCTCCGACCACTTCCGGGAATACATCCGGCTGCTCTCTCAAAAGTACGCACCGGCAACCGTAAACAAAACAATTAACGTCCTGTCTAATATGTCCCACTTTTGCCAGGACGAATATAAAATGGCTCTGCCGCTTGGAACCGCGCGGCGCCTGTCTGTTCCCAAAAAGGAAAAAGCCGTCTGGACTCCCACGCAGATCCACGCTTTCCTTTCTTTTGCCAAGTCTTCCGGATCACAGTATTATCCGCTCTTGATCGTCTCTGCCCTGTGTGCTGCGCGCCCTGGGGAAGTGTGTGGAATGCTGCAGAAAGAATATCGTCCCGACCTGTGCGGAATCTCCATAAACAGCGGGTATAGCAAGTTTAAAGATAAGACAAGCTTAAAGACGGCCGGATCCCACCGCTGGCTCCCGCTGCCGCCTGCTGCCATCGAGCAGATCGACAAGCACATCGCCTGGAAAGATTCCATGCGTGCCAATCATCCCGCTTTTGCCGATAACGATTTTCTTTTTGTTTCCCGGTTCGGCGCGCCGATCACGCCGGATGTTTACTCCAAGGGCTTCCGGCGACTGCTTGCATCCTACAACGATGCCTTCCCAGAGGATCCGCTTCCGGAGATCCCGCTGTATAACCAGCGGCACTCTTTCGCCACGAACATCCTGACCGGATCCGAGCCAGCAAAGGTCAGGGATGTTGCCGCGATCATGGGCAACAGCCCCCGCGTTATGCTGGAGTGTTATGCCCAGGTTGTCCAGGAGACAAATTCTGCCGTTATTTCCGGCTACTCAGATACCGTTTTGAAGTCTGTCTGACTATTTTTTTCTTCCAAAGTTTTTCCAAAGTTTCATTCTTGTAAAACGGCAATCTATTATATAAAAATTTGTAAAACCGTTATGTGGATGCCGTATTTATCAGGGGTTTCCGTTCCCTCCAATCTCTTGTAAACCTTGCCAAGGTGGAGGTCGCGGG